CTTACTCGACGGGGATTCTTAATCCCTCTTTCGAATGTTATCTTCACCGGTTTAATCCGGCTGCTGCAACGCTTACAACTCATAGGAAACTCCAATGGAACCTGAGACAATAGGGTGGATAGGAACTGCATCTTTTGCGGTTGCCAGCATATATGTCGCCCATAAAAAGATTGTTGGGTTCTGGTGGATGATTGCGGGCAATATCATGTTCGGCGTTGTCGGTTGCATGACGGAATTGTGGTCCCTTGTGGTGACTTCAGTAATGATGACTTTGTTGGATTTCTATGCCATTTTCAAATGGAGAAAAGATGGATGAACAGTCAGTAGCTCTTATTATTCTCAAGTATTTAGTGTCTATGGTTCGGATTGACGAGCAATCTCCACTGGCCATACTAGAAGAACGGGGGCCGTACACTCTGGAGCCAAATGGTATGTTTGACCCCGTAGTCCCAATAACCCAGGAGGTAGCGTTTCGGGTTCCCAACGGGGATTATACGGAGAGTGAGTTCCGGGAAAGGTTTCTCTTCCCTTGTGCGAGAGCACTGTTCGAGACTTTCGAGGGTATGCCCGAAAAACAATTTGTTATTCCCCCTAGTGTAAATATCAGGGGAGGAGAGATTGCCTACAATGACCATATTATAGTGCGGGCCGAACTTTACACACTCCTGGCAGGTCCGGTATGGAGCCTAAGGTGTACCTTAATATAATGGAGCGAAGATGAATATTGATAGAGCATGGGCCGACACTTACTTCGAGCGTGGGATCGATCTCAAGAGCCGTAGAATCTTTCTATCGGATATTGAAGACCAGTCTAGCTTCGATGTGGTAAAGGCACTTTACTTCTTGGACGCGATCGACTCGGAAACCCCAATTGAACTATTCATTTGCTCACCTGGAGGTTCAGTCTATCACACGTTTGCCATCGTGGATATTATCAACACCATCAAAGCTCCCGTGCATACGTTCGCATTTGGGAGTTGCTTCTCGGCGGCACCATTGCTGTTGGCGGTAGGCGAGCCCGGCTATAGGTGGGTGTCCGAAAACTGTAGGTTAATGACCCACGCTTCCAGCGACGAGATGTCTGGCAAGGTGTCCGCGATGATGTCGGAGGTAAAGGAAACTTCCTATATGGACGACAAGTGGAATGCTCTGATCGCCGAAAGGTCTAATATGCCTTTACGTTTCTGGCGTAGTAAGAGTGCTAAAGCTAGTGATTTTTACTTCTCGGCCCAGGAAGCGGTAACGTGGGGAGTGGCAGATGCCATCTGGGTGGAGAAATGAAAGACTGCTTAAAGAGACAATCAGAAATCTATAAAGGCGAGGATAGGTTAAGGTGTATTGAGCCTTCTTCGGACCACTATAGAGCAAATGTGGATGCGGACATTTGCCACGACTGTCCAGTGCGTAAGTTCATCACTCCGAAGAAGCCCTGTACGCCTGAACCCATCCGCCAGCCTACAGGCACCATGATCCAACTCCCCATCCTTAGCACCCCGGAGGGGTTCAAGGATTGTGTTTATCGCCACTGCCTCGAAGGCGGATGTGACTGTACTGTTACTGAACTTCCTGTTACCCCAGAAATCTGTAATAGGTGTGACGAGGATGTTCGCAATACGACGGCTACGAAGACCAATATGCTCGTCAATTACTACGGGGCCGTTCGGGATTGGATTAAAGCAGGTCGCCCCAAAAGAACCGATGAACAGGTGAAGTATATCTTTGAGACCTATTGCAGCGGGTGCAAGAAGTACGATAAGAAGACACATTCTTGTAAAGTCTGTGGTTGCTCCGTCAACCAAGACTCTAAGGGTCTTGCCAATAAACTCCGTATGGCCACCGAGGCCTGTCCGCTGGGGATGTTCGGGGCCGACGCTTAGTTTGCCCCACCCCCTGCTAGAAGAATAGCATCCGCCGCCGCATCGCCGCCTCCCGGTAGCGAACCCGCATCGGGTGCGGTACTGCTGTCCCCAGAGGATAAACCGGGAGTCGTAGTCTGCGGACCCTCCACACCGGCCCCCCCGGCCCCTTCCGGCGGTACAGGGTCGCATTTATCGAACGGCCCGGGCCCATCGACAGTGGTAATCCCGGACACACTAGAAATCGCGGTCACGCCCGTAATGTATAAGCAGTTATTAAAGTTGTCCTCTGCCTCCTGCCTGCGGGAAGACTGAAAGAACGTAGCTGAGAAAAGTGCTCCGAAACTGTGGCAGAACGAATGAATTGCTCCGGTACAGACTCTCCCTTGATTTAGCATAGTCCTAGAGCATGGTCCCCCCGCCTTACAGCCTGCGGAGGCAACGAATGTAGTGGTCACTAAATCGGGGGTAACATAGAATACCGTAACAATATAGTTACACCCGGACCCGCGAACTCTAGGCTGTCCGCATACTGTGTCCTCGTCACCATCGTCACCCTGTCCCCCTCCGCCCCCATTAGCAATCTCCTGGCGGTCTAGTGCTTCCTGTTGGTTCTGTTGTGCTAAAGGCTCAAATGGGCGAATCTCAGGTTCAACAGTGTCTTGAATTTCTGCTCCGGTGGCGATACGGCATTCTACTATTGGGAATGAATCATCTAAGTCACTAGGGTTTCTATCCCCAGCAGTTTGAATGTCGGCAGTCTCCGGGTCGAACCCTCCGAAGAGAGGGTGATCCATAGGGGGCACGACCGTTAGCCCCGAACCGTCCCCTGTATCTGGTTGCTCTTCGTTCAACGGGAAGATGGCATTAGGGGACTGTAGTGCAGGCCAAGCCCATATATATGGCTGCGTAGTGCCGCTCCGAATAGGAGTCCAAGCTGTGAAGTCAATCGTGTTATCATCTACGTTGTAATTGGTAGACGTAATAACGACTTTAGTGGTAGGGAATTGCTCTATATCCAGGGTGATGCAATCGAATACATCCAAGTCCAAATGCGTAATCGGGGTGCTAAAACTTACTAGCCTCCAGGTATTCGCACGACGTATCATCCAGAATGTAGCCGACTTTAGAATTGTGCTAAACGTGTTCTGGGTAAAGTAATCGTAAGTCGCGTTGATGGTCCCATAAGAGGGAATGTTGTGCTTTAAGACGAATTCAAATTCGGTTTCAGCATCTTGGAACACAGCCGCTTCGGTGTCCGACCAGTTGATCAAATGGCTAGTTTGTAGGCTCTCTGTAGAACTGTGGTTGAACATAAATGAGTTGGCGACAATATCGGTCTCAGTCAAAGTCTTAAAGGAATCCGGTTCCTTCGAGAGGTATACCAAAAATACTGTATTGTCCCGGATAAACACTGCACACCGGAACTGGAATGCTATGTCCCGCATTACCTCTAACACACTACGGCGTTCTTTAATGTAGAAGTTGGCCGGATAGTTCGCTAAGTCTAGCCTTACTGAGTTGAATGAATCGTTGTCAATAGTGAAGTCAGTATAAGTGTTCACTAAGTAGTCAATGGCGTCCACCGGGTTTGGCCCCACACTGCTGGTGAAGGACACGTATATCGTGTCGTCCCAATCCTCATCCTGGATTAAACTAAGCTGGGTATTCAGACGCACCTCGGTTACATCGTACGCTCCGAAGTCCGAAGTAACTACCGTGTATCGGGAGGGGTCCACTTCGGAGAGCAAGGTAACGTCACCGTAAGTTCTATAAGCAGCTACCTCATTCACTGTTCCGGGTATAAGAGAAACCAAGTGAACAATCTCCGACTCTGCGGCCAGAAGAACTTCGCTCCCGGGCGGCAACCAGATGAATCTTCCCTCTTCGAAGCTATTAAAATACTCCAACGAGGCTCCCGCTCCGTCGACTATATCCCTTTGGAATTCAGACCCGCCATTGTCACATACCTCTTGACTACAGGGTATTAAGGTTTGGCTAGCCAGAAAACGAAAACCATTTGAAGCTTCATTGATGGGTACACAGGGTGGGTTTTCAATCTCCAAGTCGGGGTGGAAAGTCTCTGAGATAGTGAATATGTCACCTTCCATGATACCTTCGAATCGAACGTCCGCGATTTGGATCGTGATCGTCGTACCCTGCGGGAAGTCTTCTCCGTTGGCAACCGTGAGAGTTTCTTGGACGAACTCTTCCTGTTGAGTCCTCTCGGTTATAATCCCGCAGATGATATTAAACCTGCTTGTCAAACAATTCTGCTGGAGCCGCTCCGTGACGACTTCCTCACTGGTAGTTTCCCCCGTAATGGGGTCGGTGGTAGTTACCGTCTCCCTCTCGAATGGGCAAATGAGTAGTTTTGCTTGGCACAACCGATCTTCGATTGTAGGATCAACTACCCCCTGCCCCGATACCAAAAACCCCTTGCGGTTCGTGGTAACTCGAACTGTCTCCATATTACATACTGTCCCGAAAACAAGAGGCCAGGGTTGGTTCCGGTCAGCGGGCGGAACAAACGGAAAATCACCATCCTCCATGGTGAACCCGACCTCATTGTCTTCGAGTTGGGACAGTACGTCAAATTTTAGCGTTCGGGAACCTTCGTCCCATACGATTTCAGAGTTAATGATACCCTCGAACATAAGAGCCGCTTCGCTCAGAGGGAACCCCTGAAAGCCCATTAAGATTCTAACGGGCCTCAGATGAATGTCTTGCGTGTCGATGATGTTTCTCAGTTCACCATCTATATCACTTAGTGTAACCTGGACGCTCTGAGAGTCGCTGCTACCATCCACAATTGTAGTGGTATCAAACTGACCGACTTGGTGCAACTGGGGGAAGGGGTAGTCTTCTCCGTTTAGTTTGCGGTCCGAATAGGCTACACGGCCCCCAGGAACCCATTCAATCTCGACAATGATTAAAGGCTCTGTACCTAATCTCTTGTTCAACTCACCTTGAATTGACGTTGGGAATGTTCTCGGCATTATGCTGACTCCGATAACTGAATAGTAAACTGGTAGTATTCTCCGCCCCGTCCACCGCCTGCCCCCATCGACTCAAATGGGTTGATGGTGATGTATCCGATATAGGCAGTTTCATTGTGGTCCGTTAGTTTCACTTTGTTGCCAGCATACCTGCGGACAAAGTCTTTGATCTCATTTGACTTCTGCTCTGTGCTGAGAATGTCCCATTGGAATACCCTTCGAGCTCGACGCTCAATCACATAGGTATACAATGTGCCGTTCATCGATCGAAGAGTTTGTACCGTTCCTGACATATTCACTTGGTTTCCAAGCTGGGCGGAGGGTAACACTACAGTGGTTTGTAGAGCCGGATAAGGTCCTTGGATAATTAGCATTATAGAATTACCTCCTCCGTTACGGAGATTTCTGACATAGAGAATGTTTCGGTAGTATTGTCTGAAGCAAACCCAATTCCACCTATCAATTCGTCCAGGACTCCCTGAGTGGGCCGGACTTGAATCCAGACGTCGTCGGCTGCGTGCTTAGCAAACCATGTAACTGTCCAATTGTTAGTGCCCCCGGTAGTATCCAAATCTAATCGAAGGTCAAGGTCTTCGCCCATGGCCCCTATAGACCCATCAGAGAATACGGCTCCGTCCGAATCAGCAGACTCGGAATCTCCCATTCTTGCAAGATGGCTTTCGTTGCCCGAGCCCCCTAAGGAGCGAAGAATGAACCCGGCCTTTAAGGAAGAGTCCCCGGAGGAACCGTCGAATAGAAGCCCAGCGGAAACACTGGATGGCTGGCCTTCGGATATAAAGAACCTTAGTTCTTGACCGGCCCCGCCTGTATCTGACCAGCCTCGTGGCCTCCAGATACACTCATATCTTGTACCGTTTACCGGCACAAAAGGAAGATAAGCCCCACTGTTTATTGGAGTGGTAATAGTGCCGTCGGCTTGGAAGTTAGGGTGTGCGTTCCAGGTCCCGCCAACATCCGCTATTGTGGCATTGAGAGGTACAGCCGCCCCATCGAAGTTGTCGAATATCAATCTCGTAGCCAGAATACCGATTAGCGGGTCTTGGAACAATAGATTATCCGATTCTTCTTCGAGGTTAATATCTCCTCCCGCTGTCGAACTGTCCGTTAAAGAGAGGTCGTGGAAAGCGGACCGGGTGTAATCGACTTGTAGCCCGATTGCATCTGTGAATGTTACGCTCTGGTCTTCGGCGGAGCCTTCGAAGGCTTCCCCTTCAAATTCAAAACTAATCGTCCAGAACCCTTCAGCGTCTTCGACTGCCGATTCATCTGGGGTAGTTATTACGCCCTTCCAGAATGTGCCGGTCCAATCCTGTAGGATGATCTCTTGCCCTAGGGAGGCTCGCATAAACTCTTGCAGTTCGATTAAAGTATCAGGCTTTAGGGCCACTATTGTAAAGAGAAGAGTATTGACCTGAGCCCAGTTAGGGTCGGAGAACACGCCAAGCTCGCCGCCACGGGTCTCACGGTTCACTCTGTTAAACCCTAAACGATCGATATCATCTGTCTCTGGCGACCGTAACCTCAATTGCATCTTCGGCCCTGTAAGAGTCTCTAATACGAAATCCGAATCGAATTGCAGTCTCGGATTTGTGGGCTCTGAAACCGCTTGCCCCTCTCCCTCAAATTGTTCGTGAGCTTTCGGTCGACTGTTATTCTCCACGTAATAAGTAAACGCCTGGGTGACAAGTCCCATTTGGGTGATGCTTGTACCAAATGCCGAAACTGCTTGGAAGGTCTGGTCGAACGTCAAATTATTCTGCACTAAGATGCTACGCCCGGCCTCTGCCAAATCGAAGAGGTTAAGGAAGTTACCCATATCTTCGCGTTCCTCTACCACCCCCAAGAAGGAAAGGGCATTCGTGGCAGAGGCGTCCCGGCCCTCACCTGCGGTGTGTCCAAGTTCCAGGGCGTGTTCGAGAAAGTATCCCGTTAGAGTGGGGCCGAAACAATGGTGGGTGCCTTGTGAAAGACCTAATCCGTTACCGGCAATACCATCATACAATCCTGGAAGGAGTGATTGGGTAAACATCAGAGTATTGAAATTCGTCAACTGCCCTTGAGCGGACGCTATATCAGAGAAACCGAGATCATTGACCGGTATCTGTCTCTCCCCAACAGAATTTAGGAAGATGGTGACTTCGTCGAATAGAATCGTATCCGAAGCCGTGGCACCCAGTGTGGGGGTGGCGGGTATCAACGCCTGAAAGGTGACGTTGTGAACATTGAGAGCGCGTTTTTCCGCCTCGTCCTGCAAGTTTAGAGTGTTAGAGACACTGCGTAAACGAGTGGTCGGGTTAAAGAAAAACTGCGCTGTTACGTTTGTTACTCGTATTGCCATCGGGGACCTTAAAGGCCAGAGGATTCGATGCCTACTTGTAGATCATCTATGTCGGGGAAGCCCCAAAAGCCTCCACCGGGTTTTATTTCTGTGTCAACTTGTACTACTTCGCTGGCTACTATGTTATCCACTATGAATGTTTCGGAGATTTCCCCAGAGGGTCCGACACTGACTTCAATTACGGGAGAACCCATTGTGGTATTGATCACTTCTGCCTCTACTCGAACAGCATGGATTTGTCCGTCACTAAATTCTGTGAAATCTGTGCAACCGTATCTGTCAACTAGAGTGTTGCTGGCGGCGTCTACATAGTCGGCTGCGTCATTTCCGTTTTCATCCACCCCAGAAAAGTTATCGGGACCGGGCACAGCAGTCCAGTCGGATACAATGTCGGAGGTAGGGGGCAAACTTCTTATTAAAGAAACCCCTCGGGTGTCGGGGTTCCACATTTGACTCGAAGAACTAATATAGACATCATCGAACCCCACAAAATTCTCTCCGGTTCCTGTAATGCCAAAAGTCTGAATGAATGTAGTCCGATCTAATGTGTGCCCTGTTACATCGCCGGAGGCACTGCCCAAGTCGTTGAATCTAGACCCATTGGGCCGTAGGTGGGCAACCATTATTCGAACTCCGTTGAGTCTAACTTCAACAAAGCTAGAATCCCCCACCACAATATCATCGCCTATAGCGGGCTGGTAGTCCCCTCCAACAATATCATAACTGTTGCCGCTAAGGCGAATTTGATCGGCAGGGTTGTTATCAATCCCTAGGGTATTCCTCATTCTACGTTCCGGGTCCTGTAAAATATGGAAATGCGGCTGAAATGAAGAATCGAATACTTCTAAGAACGACGGGTCATTCATCGATCCTACATCTTCCCAAATGAGGGGGTTTTCATCTGGGATATCGCCTGTACTATTCGGACCCGCCACCATCTCATAGACTCTACCCATCCAAGAACGTTCCGTGCCTGTCGAATAGCTAGTACCTGCCCTCCAAAAGGGCCTTCGTTCTTCGAGAGTGTCGATTTCTAAAATGGTAGCCCCGTCTGCGGGAATAGCAGCCACTTTAGCGGTGGCATAAGTACCGGCCATGCCGGAGTTTCGATAAGAGAACTCTACATAGGCCCACTCGCCTGTAATCGAAGGGGTTAAAGGACCTGTTTCCATACGAACGGATGCACCTCTTGCAATAGCAAGCCCCCCGTCTGCCCTCATTCCCAAGTCTAAAAAATTGTCATTACCAGCATTGGACTGGCTATACATACGGATAAGGGAAAAATTCCGGGCCGGGCTTGGAAAATGTATATTTGCACCCACTGTGATGATGGACCCGTCGTGACCCAATCGTTCATTTCCCAATGTTGAGCCGTCGAAAGTTAGGTCAAATGCAGATTGAAAGTTGCCCCCGAAATTTACAGCGAACCCGTCTATATCGGGATCGTCGATCAAAAAAGGTCCCCCACTAAACATGGTGGTCACTCTCTTCGCAATTTCTGCTCTGGTGGCAGTAGCATTGGCAGCACCTACCAGGGTGCCACAAGTTTCAAAACCTTCAAACCAAAATATGGCCATTATAATACCCCGAACCCAGAGAACATTTGAATTTGTATAAGTGAGGCGTTTAATGAAGCTACGTCCCAATCCCCACCACCCGGTTGCTGGGGGATGAATGCCTGGGTGACGATGGTATCCCCGGACACGATCACGGGAGAATTGGTTTCCACATTGCTTCCACCTAAGTGTAACCTTGCTCGAACCTGAGGATTCCCTGCGGTTAGATTCTCCACTTCTGTTTCTATCTTTACTGCGAGTGCCGACCCCTCGGAGATTACCTGCCCATGTTCCATGATGTCCACATAGGTGTTATCATTCGATCTAAGGAATGTAGTTTCGTTCACCCCATGCTCTCTTACCAGATCGGCATTGTTGGCAGCTACCTCACTTTGTTCCCATTGTTCCTGGGTGGCCGTGGTAGGTGGCAGGTTGATCACCCTCACGGCATTCAAAAACCCGTCATTACCGGTTCCATCCGGGGTGGTGACATAAAGATCATCGTAAGCCACAAAGTTGGTTCCGGTGTCAGAGGAGGTTGCACCATACTCTATTTCCTGGAGGGTTTCACGAACCCCGGCGTCCATTGTGAGTAAACCCAGTTCGCCCATCACTCTCTGACTCGCTACTCTAGCCTCGAATTGAGCACGCGTGCCAAACACTACCTGTTCGGTGTTAGCAGGAAGGTAACTTGCCGCAGTGAGTCCAGGAGTGAACACAATGTTCGTGGTCGTGTCTGTGCTCGTTACTGTATAAATTGTTCGGTTGGGGTCATTCAAGAAGTGAAACGTAGACCCATTGGGCACAGAGGTAATGGTGTTATTTTGTTCCACTCCTACTAAGTTCCAGAACCCACCCATTTCAACTCCGGGCTCTTGCCCCAAATTGGCCCCTCCAGGGTTCAAGGCTTCATATTCGGAACCCTGCCACCTTACTGTATTAGTGATAGTGTAGGTGACCGTGCTATCCCACAGGGGCTCATAGAAAGCCGGGGCGGATATGTCGATGTCCACTATGTCCGCGGCTCCGGGATCGATGATGAATGTGTCCGTGATATCCTCATTTATTGTAGAGGTTCCGATTTGTCCCTCAGTGCCATCCACCACAATTTGGAACTCAACATAGTTGTACTCCCCTGCATCCAAGACTCCTAGAGCAGTGGCGACTACTGTAGTCCCCACTCTGAAAATCAAGTCGGTGGAGTTATCCACTAACAGATTGGGCTCATTGGCCCCGGTGTGCGTCATAGTGAATAGAGGGAATGTTCTAGGGCTACTAGGTATGTGGACCAAGCACCCCATAGTTATTAGTGGCGTGGCCGTGTTAGTTTCAACGGCAAGTTGTGTCGGTAGTAAGAATGAAATGGTGTTCGCAAATGACTGTGGTTCCGTGCCCATGTGCCAAGCGAACCCTACACCCTCGTCCCCGATTGCTAAGAATTGGTTGCTGGTCTGCATATCCCCCAGGTTATTAAACACACCCATACGTTTCTGTAGCCTTAAACGCATAGCCGTATTGTTAGCTATACCCACGTCCGGGCCCAGTGTTTCAAAACCTTCAAAGAAGATAATAGCCATAGTTATTCCAAAGAGCGGGTTTGATGCCATCTCCCCCGCCGAGAGGGTGGATTAACCGGTGACGCTATACGTCACACGGAGAGTATCACCATTGTTGGCAGTTACGTTCGATGCGAATGCCGCAGTCGACCACAAGATTCCCGTAGTGCCACCCTTAGTGTTATCAGAGGTAATAAAGATGCCCCGAAGAGTCACTGTGGCGTCAATCGAAAAGTCCGAAGTTACTGGGTTCGTGATAGCACGACCCGCTGCGGCAGCCGAGCCCCAGCCTACTCGATTCAATTCGGAGTATGCTGTAGACTCTGTCCAACCTGCGTGGCTAGCCATAGTGTCTGCATTGGCGAACGTGGAGAAACCGGCATTGTCTACCAAGCCGATGTTCCAAGCCGTTATTGCTGTACCCGCATTAAATTGGGTGTCCAGGATGTGGTTCAAACCTTCATCCACGATAGCATTCGGGAAGTCGTAAGTGGCAACAAGGCCACCTTCCTTATTCCTGTGTTCGACCGAGAACTTACCAGACAATGGTACAAAGTTCCCTTGGCCTTTAATTTTACTCATAATTCTTCTCCCTATAGGGTTGATGTTCCGCGTCGGAGCTCTCGACGCAATGCACTTGCAATGTCTCCTCCCGATACACCTCGGGTTGAGTCGGTTTGGACGGAGACATTTATGTCCCCGATGTTTGTTACTGAGCCACCCTCTTGCCTGAATTGCGGGCTTTGACCCGCGTTAATTGCTTGTAGTTCACCAGAGAAGTTCCGTGCCGCACGGGAATTTACAACGAACTCTCCGGGAGAAAGGACTGCTGGTATTGTGTCCTGACCTCTGCCGATTCTTCCCCCATCTTGACGGAACTGAATACCACCTCCGAAGAAAGCGTTCGCTGCACCGCCGGATGGAATACTCGCCGCTGCTCGGGCCGCCCTAAGAAAAGCCTCAGCTAATCGATTAGCGGCCTGAATCGCCGGTGCCACGCGGGCTGGAATGCCACCCACTTGATCGTTAATGCCCTGTGCCGCCACGCTGCCTTCTTCTAATACTCCTGGCACTAGAATCAAAGGGGCCAATACCCCGTTAGCACTAGTGCGAATGGCGTCCACGGAAGTTTGAGTTTCTCCACCCGCCTGGGTGATATCTTCTAAGTTCTGAATGTCCTGCATAGTTTGTTCGTCATTGATTAGTCCTTCTTGTGCGTTTCTCTCAGACAAAGAGGTTTGCAATCGACGAAGAGATTCTACAGCAGTAAGAACAGAAGTCGCCTGTTCACTGGAAAGCTCGCCGGTTTCTCTTAATGTGCCGGTTGTTGCTTCAATGCTAGCTAGGCGTTCTGTAATTGCTCCCTGTTGAGCCGCGTCACCTCGAAGAATTTCGGACCTTATGTTCTCCAGGTTCGTAGCACTAGCCGCTAAGCCGTCCGCCGCCGAAGTGTCGATTTCCGACCCCGTGGCTGCTGCGGTCAGGGCAGCGAGAGTGCTAATCGACGATCTCGCCTGCTCGCGTAAAGTCTCAATTTGTATCCCTGCTTGTTCGTATGCGTTTTGGGACAGGAATGTCTGCTCGGCCACACCAGCTTGTGCGAGAGCCTGCCTCTCCAAAGCTGCTGTACCTGCGTTGATGGTATTCTCAATAGCCACTCCCGGATCACCGGTAGCATTTTGTGCAGCGTCAATTGCCCCCTGGGGGAGATCAAATTCGGCGGCCACTGTGAAAATCTCATCACTAATAGCTCTTTGCAATGAAGCCACGGCCCCAGACCACTCAAAGGTGGCGGAGTTCAAAGCAGTGCGGAATGTCTCCAAGGAATTCAAGAAGGCATCTTCTAATCCCAAAGAGTCCAGGAGTTCGGTGTCAACGCCCCGGTTTAATTCATTTATCTGATCCCGAAGAGACTGTGCCTCTGGGCTGGCGGGTTCGGCTTCCGCGAGTTGCTGTTGCAACCTGTTAAGTTCATTAAGGTCAGCAACCAAACCTGCTTGGCGGCGTGTGTCTATCCCATCTTGCAGGGCAGCAATCTGTCGAGCGGCGGCTTCGTTGGCCTGTACGATTGTGCCTAAGGAATCAATCCTCAGTCTCTCTGCTTGCCTGATTGTTGCCTCTTGTTGTGCCCTCTCTGCGGCGGTAACCTGCCGTGTGGTGTCGTCCCTTCGCCGCCGGTTGGCTTCATTCAAAAGCTCATTCGCTCTGTCACGAACTCGACGTTCTTGCTCTACCAGACGTTCAACGGAAGCGGGGTCGCCTGTGACCTCAGAAGCCTGATCCCGTAGCTGAAACTCGGCCTGCACCAAGCGATTGATTCTAGCCTGGACACGCTCTTGTGCATTAAGGCTGTTTAATTGATTCTCAAACGAAGCGTCTCCCTGTTGCTCTAAGGCTTGGCTCGCTCTGTCCGTTAGGGAGTCTATGGTACTCTGAAGTCCGCCGATTCTTCGTGCCACTTCGTCAACAATATTCGTGATCTCTGTGGAGAAGTTTGAGGAAGCTAATATGAGACCTCGTTGAATCTCTAATTGTATCTGCCCGGTTTCCATGGCCAACCGTCGATAGACCTCCGAAACCTCTCCGGCGAATCTGCGTATTTCGGCTGTCTGTTCAGATACCCCCGAACGGGCTAGAGCCTGATTTCCATTAGCTACCGTTTGGTATAAGCGTCGGGCTTCTTGCTCGGTCCGATTGAATTCATTACGGACCCCCATTAAGGCCACTTCTGAAAGATCAATGTCGCCCGCTAGTACCCTTGCCAGGAGAACCACCCGGTTGAATCCACGAGCTAAGTCTGTCTGGAATTGGACGATGCCGCCACCGGCCCCCAGGAGAACATCATTAAGAGCGGCTATTTCAATCCGCAACTGCCGTGCTTGTGTGGCATCTACGTTGTCCGCCGCTTGGCTAACTCGGCCTAAGTTGGTGGCTAATTCGGCGGCGATTCTGGTGGTATCAGATGCTTCGTTATTGAGAATATTCGTGGCACCCGTTAAGGCCCGGATTCGTCCGAAGAACGAAGCGAACACTTCCTCGTTACCCATGGCCGCCCCTTCAAGGGCTTGCAGGGCTCCGACGATGCCTCCGAACTGCTCAATCAATTGTGGGCCCGAGGACACACCTAAAGTGGTGAACGCTTCCTGCAACGCGGTTGTGGGACGCAAGAGAGAGTTAGTTACTCCACGCAGTTGTGTCAGAGCACGAGAGGAGTCAACACCCTGGAGCGTGATGGCCGCAATTGCAGCAGACATATCGATGAAGCTAATTCCCAAGTCTCTAGCAAGTGGGGCCACACTACCCAGGCTGCTTGCAAGGTCATCGAGTGTTACACGCCCTGCATCCACCGTACCGAACAAGATGTCGGCCACGCGGTCTGCTTGGCTGATGTCCATATTGAAAATACGGAGCACGGAACTAATGGTATTAACTGAGTCGACTAGCTCACCCCCGGTGACCAAAGCCAAGTCATTGGCTGAGGTCCTCAGAATGTTCATGGTCTGGGTGACATCGCCTATATCGTTCTGGAATGCCTCAAAGGCAGCCGTGGTGACTTCGTCGATTGGCCGCCCAAGCTCTACAGCCAATTCACGTAAGGATGTAGTGAGTTCATCTATACTTCCTCCAGGACCGTCGGTAATATTGGCAATCCGGGCCACCGCTATTTCAAACTCACCAGCGGCGGTCGCACTCTCTCCGAACAGTTGCACAACAGTAGAAAGAGCACGGACCAGAACTTGGGTTTGAACGACCCGAAGCATAGTTTCCCACGAAGCCGTTATCTGGCGTCCTGCGGTCGAACCCGCTACGCCCGCTTGTCGGAAGCTATTGGCATTCGTTCGCAAAGAACCATCTGCTCTTTGTGCCGCGGAAGAAAGTTGTCCGAAACTCTGTGCAGCAGCACTTACCCCAGCGGCATTGGCTCGGTTATTAAACGTAAGCAATGTACGATTGACGCCACTGATAGCAGTTCTTAAAGAGTTAAGAGTTGCTATTGCCTGTGTGGCTTCAAAGCCTAAGCGTTGGGTTATCTCCATCTCTTATATCCTTCGTCCTCGAATGAATTCTATGGGGGATGGCAGAATTATGTTAGAGGAAAAACTCTGGAAGTCTGCCATACCAGCGTCTTGGAATCTGTAAGGAGTGGGGTTCGTCAATCCACTTCGGGAAAATACGTTTGGTGCCTGACCAAAGACAACCCGGTTAAACTCATTGTACGCCAAATACCTTAAATCAGTTTCATAAAAGAAGTGCCAGCTAGTGGGAGTAAAGTCTACCCCACCTTCACTTTCTGACCTACCTAAGGAAGCCCTATCCTGCCGACTTCTAAGAGGGCCGTATGTTACGTTATACCCAACAGCACTTGCTAGCTTCTCGAACGTGGCCCTAGAGGCTCGGGACCATGTTGGTATGATTACCAACACGGTCCTTAGCCAACTGCGGGCAGCGTCCTTAGTATTTTCCTGCATCTCCTGGTCTAGTGCCCTGCGAAATCCCCGAAGGTTAAAATCAATGATACTTATTTGGGCATTGAATCTCAACGTTTTCTCCGTTTCTTTCCCTTTTTAGGTCTAGACTTCGTCGAAGGTTTCTTAGGGGATTTAGGTCCGGGATCATTTTCTTCATAAGAACGTGTTTGTTCGTAGGCTATTAACTTCGCTTGCGTCCACACGTCTATGTCATCCCAACCACCGGCGACTCCAGGGGGCATTACGCCGAAGCGTTCACAGGCTCGCCAGACTGAGTATTCCCCGGTTCGGTACTTGGGCCAGAGGATTTTGGGGCCCCCTCCACCTGACCATGTAGAAAAAGCTCACGGGCCTCTTTGAGTTTATTCTCGTCTAGCGAGTTAGCCTGCATGATACACATGACCACCCGGTTCAACTCCACAGAACTAAACCCCGCTTTTGTGAGTTCTTGGTCCCATTTGAGCCAAGTATCTGGCACACCTAGGTCAACATCTTCCCACTCGATCTCGCTGGGCACCAGAGACGTGACACAGATAAATGCGAACCGCAAATCTCCATGCCTCTTTGTCTGCTCGATGTATCCCGTGTTCTCTATGTCCTTTGTAAAACCCCCCGGCTTTAGCTTTGTCGGGGCACTAGGCACCGGACAAAGAGCCTCAAAAGGGGACATATCCAGGACGGCTTCGGTCCGAATAATAATGTCATTATCCAGACGTGGCAGCACCAAAACTTCCTCTGCCGGTCCGCTAACTTCTAGTCCACCGATTTTCATTTTCAAACCCTCTCAAGGTTAAGAAAAGGTGGGCGGATTTACCCGCCCACCCGATTCAAATTAACTGCACTCATTGAAATCACCACGACTTGTGGGGATATTAGCTACATTACATCGACCAGAAACAGCAATGGCTGCGTCCTGGATTGAGTAATCTAAACTTTCCCAACGGAAGTCCTGGAACAAGAAATCTTGATCCTGGTCTGTACCGCAAGGAACACAATGAATCACGAACAAGTCAACAGCATAAGGCTGGCACAAATCCGAAGAAGACGAAACCCACTCTGTAGCTTCACCAATTCTTTTTAGTGCGTCTACTGGCGAAACGGGTTGCCCACTTGAAGCGGTAACCTCCTCGAACACAAAGTTGAGTTCGACTTCGACAGGCTGTTCTTGACCTTCTCGTACACTATCCAGCAAATCACGATCAAGATCATAGATCATCTCACGACTTTCGGTCCAGGTTACGTCACCGTCGCCAATACGAATTGCAAGCCGTTGCGGCAAGAATACGATAGCGTCGTTGTCAGTAGTACCAGCACCTAAAGCAGGAGTGAACGTAATGTCCGTGGTCGGATTGCCACTCATCGGAGTGCGAGCCGTTACCGTATGGATAGGGGTTCCTGTCTCAGTAGAGATAGTAAACCTCGCCCCAACTGGTACGCGGTCGATCACATCCGAATTCAAGACAACAGCGTCGATCGTCAAGGTGGTTTCCCCGCCTGCCGTGACCTGATTGATCAGGGCGGCACCAGATAGGCCATCTTGAAGAAAGATGTTTGTGTCTCGCAATTGGATTCGAGCCATTTCATTCTCCAGCTAGTGTAAAAAGTAAATAAACCGTCTTGGCTTTCTCGGGTTCGTGCCAACCTAATGAGCCGCCGACGTGGCTATAATTAACTACATTCGTTAAAGTTGCCTCGTGTCGTTGTGATGTTAGCAACATTGCAACGTCCCGACACGGCAATAGCAGCGTCTTGAATGGAGTAATCTAAACTCTCCCAACGGAAATCTTGGAACAAGAAGTCTTGATCCTGGTCTGTGCCGCAGGGCACACAGTGAATGACGAACAGGTCAACGGCATAAGGTTGACACAAATCTGCCGAAGAGGAAACCCACTCTGTGGCCTCTCCAATTCTCTTCAAAGCGTCTACTGGAGAAACAGGTTGTCCGCTTGTAGCGGTAACCTCTTCGAATACGAAGTTAAGTTCGATTTCTACAGGCTGCTCTTGCCCCTCTCGGACACTGTCAAGCAGGTCCCGGTCGAGGTCATAGATCATTTCCCGGCTCTCAGTCCAAGTGACATCTCCGTCACCAATTCGAATTGAGAGACGCTGTGGCATGAACACAACTGCATCGCTCTCGGCCACCGTGGAAGCGATGGCAGGGGTAAATGCAATCGTCAGAGTGCCGTCCATGGGGTTCTGATATCGGGACGTAATGGTATGAATCGGTGTCCCGGTTTCAGTGGCGATTGTGAATCTCCCCCCAACTGGAACTCGGTTCGTTACATCGGAGTTCAGGACTAACATTTGCAGGCCCAGTGTGGAGCCCCCGGTAATCGTAGTCCCAGTAAGGGACGCACCGTTAATAATGGTAGTCTCGAAATTTGTATTCGTGACTGAGGCCCCGTCGTAAGTCAATGTGACTCCGCCGCCGTCGGATACACCCGCTACGCCGCCCACTTCCGCGACAGTAATGTCACCATTGGTAAACGCCGGGTATGTTGCAGCAGTAGCGGCTACGTCGATTGCGGTCTCAATCACCGCAGCAGCAGCGTTGAATGCAATGTCCGCAGTAGTAAAGGACGTAGTACCATCGCTAATCCATAAGGTGTAGGTACCGCCAGTAGGTGCTCTCCCATACTGGACAACCGTCTGCACTTCGTCTGTGGCCATCGCCCCTTGCGTGGTAGTCACCACCGGGACCTGTGCCAGAGACGAGTTACCCTCGTCGACCTGAGCCGACCCCGATAGCCCATCTTGAAGAAAGATGTTAGTATCTCGTAATTGGAGTCTTGCCATTGTATCTCCAGGTTATGTTCGCTGTTTAGTTATGGAGGATGTATCGTGCGTTCACACTCATCTGCCGAACGCGGACATCTCTATCAACTATGTTATAGTTGACAACTCTTATGTTGTTTCGTACACTTCGATCAGGTTGTAAGCACCCTATTAGTTCCTCAGGAGGGTCGAAGTCGAATATTTGAATGACATTCTGCAACGCCTGCTGGAACGCTCCAGACCACTCGTAGATATTGTAAGCAGGCTCGTTAGACTGCATAATATCGGTAAGTAGAATTTGTATCTCTATTCCATACCACTCTTCGGTAGAGGTCCCTTCAAACAGGATAGGGCCGTTCATTCTCAGCAGGGCGGAATCCGTTTGGAACACATCTGTACTGTCTTCATTCACCCCCTCAACAAAGTAGGATATACCCTGTGCAGCGGCGATGGGCTCAAAATAAACGGCCAGTGAAGACATTAGATGCTTAGGAAGTAGTGGGTCCATGTTAATCCTGTGCCTCTTGTCCGAATCCCATTCCGTCTACCACGTTTAAGTCGATCTGTTCAACAGCATTTGTGCCTTTGGCCCGCTTGCCAATGATCATCCACCCTGTGCCAAATTCTAGCTCTTCAATATTGGACACGTCATAACGCTTACCGTCATAGACCACCCAGTCTTCCACTTCCCAAGTGTGGCCGGGCATGTCCCGGCCATCAAAAATGAACCCCTTTGACTCGTCGTCCCAACCCGGTCCGCCCTGCGAGGTAAACGCACGGCTCTCGGCAAGATAAGAGATGCTATAAAAGAACTTTCGTGTGGCATCGGCTGGCATCACGATTGCCATACGAATTGAAGTCTTCGTGGCTACCGCAGTCTTAGCTCCACTCCTGTAGTCTGTCTGTTGGGAGCTACCCTGGTATACATCGACCGGGGCCCCATACCGACTTTTCAGTTGGTATAGTACCTGCCGAATCTCTCTTTGCAGATTAGGATTTGGAGGCATTTTTAATCACCTTGTGTGTTTTCTCGATTAGGTTCATAAGTTCTTCCCGTATGAATGTTTGGAGTTCTGCTACCTGCTTTACCAAGTGCTCTTCACGCCTGTAATCTCTCCAGATGAAGAAGAACATGATGCCGATATAAGGGCCAACGTCTTTTATTAAGGAAGCCCAATTCATACTATGTGCCAAGCCGCGCCGTCGCCGAGTAAAGTTACGGTTGAAAAGGGAGAATTAAGAACTTCTGTTGCCGAGCCGTCAATAAGCTGACCGCCTGTGGCTGTGATTGTAATGTTATTAGAGGCACTAACCTTCTTTACAGTAACTCTCTGCCCCCTCAAAGAAAGAGGCAGGGTAATAGTGATAGAGCCTCCTGTGGCGTCTGCGATTATAACCACGTTGTGGAAATCAATGGTAATACTAGAGTCAATATTTATGACCCGGTATCCGATAATCTGATCGTTGATTCTCAGCTCTTCGCCTAGCTCCAGGTGGCGTGTAACCCCTGTGCAGTCTGTAATCAATGGCCGGTATACGGCCCCTAAGCAGCAAGACATTATACCCCCGCCGCTGAGATAGCAAAGTTGTTGTTGAGTTTGTCGTCGATAGGCTGTTCTCCGCCAGTGCTGTCAATAGTCATAGCGTCTCTAATCTGTTGTTGGGTGGGTGCAACTACGGCACCTGAGTCGACTACAATTAAACCGCCCGAATTCTGGGCAATGATTTGGACTTGGTTCTGTACCAAAATTCCGTTTTCCACGTCAAAGATATTATTGTTTGATCCGGACAGCCTTACAGTATAAGAGCCATCTTCGAATCTCACAGAGTATCCGTTAATGATCTCAATGGTCCTGGCGAACGTAGTCCCCGCTACGGTCACTTGGGTATTATGCCGGATGGCAGTATCAGCGAACATACCCTCTTCACTATCCTGGATATCGAGTACAGTTAGGCGGAACATATTGGTATCCAGCTCAAACAGTGTCCCGCCCACTAGGGTAAGGTCCGCTTGTTGGATATTTATGATTCTCGTGATGTAGTCGATTGTGATTGCCATTAAGCAGTCGGCCCCGTTCCGTAAGTTTGTACCAAAGCTCTATGAATTTGGGACTTATTCATTTGCACTTCTGCACTAAGGTTTGTGACCTGGGTTCTAAGATCGGAGACCTCCTGATGCAATGCACTAATAAGTTCGCCATGCTTTACTAGAGTCTGTGCAATCGCGTCAGCGTTCTTCATGGCGATGACTAGTTTTGATTCTGCCCTCAATTGTTCTGCGTCCTTATGCGTACCCTCATCTGTTTGTGTCAAGTTATTCTTGGGGGAAATTACAACGCTCATAATCATTTCTCCTATTCGTCGGTCACCATTACAACTGTTACATTTAATCCATTCACATTACTAATCGTCCCTATGATAGAAGCCGTTTGAAACAAGTCGCCGGGGGCAGAGCTTTTTCGAATTCTGCCGGTCACCGGTTGATTGCTAGCCAGGGACCGGGTGTCCGCAATCTCGCCATTGATATCAGTCAGGCCGCTAATAATGTCCGTCCCAATTGCCAAGGGGCCACCTGCGGCGGCTTCCAACAGTACTCGGGCATCTGGTATTACGGTGCCATCTGTTTCCACGGCAGTGATTGTCGTTGTGACGGGTGCGGAGACAATATTCACAGTGACCCCCGCGTCACGTACAACCTCTGCGTCTAATACCGAGGTGCCATTCAACAAGTTTATTGTGTAGGTACCCGTTGTTATCGCGGGATCAATCTCAATCTTATCGGTAAACCCGGAGAATGTTAAGCCATCTAAGTCAATTGTTGCCCCCCCGGACTGGTCGATCAGGATGGCAATGTCTGTAGCCGTGTCCGTTGCGAAGCTGGAATTGGTTACATCGTGGGTGTCATCTATGACGATAAGGTGTGTGGCCGAAGGGTTTGAGAACGTGCAGGTCGTGAGGGTAGCGTCATTGACGTTCAGTGGGTCCCCTCCACTGAAGGCACACCCCGTGAAAATGGCCGGCGCAGCGAGTATGGTGTTGTGGGTCACCCGTGTTGCATCGTTCCCAAGGTTTGTGAACGCTACGGAGTTAAAGTTGCATACCTCCGATGTGTTTCCGTTGGGTATAATACGGAGGTACCACTTCCGGTCAAAGCTGCTGATTGAACCGAAGGACATATCAAAATGGAAATTCGACCCGATGTTCAGCGTTATGCCGAGATCATTATTCTCGACTATCATCCCGTAACGCTCGCCGTTACCACCATTGTTAATAAGGGCATTGAGATCGTTCACTTCTTGAATCCACCCCAAGGACTGCCCACTTGTGACGAACCTGTGCTCAAGTGCATCATTGTTCCCGAAGGTAAATGGCATTACGCCACGAAACAAAGCTCCACCAATGACTTCCACGATCTCAAAGTCATATGCTCCCGCATTGTCCGCCTCTTCCTTATAGTTGAAAAAGGTAGCAGGATCAGCGGTGTCACCTCGCGTGACAGTCACTCCGACAATGACGTAAAACATCTGGAGAACAATGGAGCCCCGGGAACCCGGTGACCCGTTTGCTCCTGTAAAGTAACCCGCACGCACAATATCGGTAAGGTCAAAGGCACCATTTTCAGTAAAGCCATTGCCGTTGAAAGTCGAGGCGGCATTGACAGATGTATACCGAGTAAGCATTGAATCGTTATCACGGATTTCGTCTAGGCCTCCGTATTTCCACGCCCGCAGTCTACCAGACCCGTCCTCGATAACCATCCCGTAACCGCCGGGTGCGAAGTTCTCGCCGTTATCACCGCCCGTTTTATGGCGGTGCCCACCAATTATGATGGCATTCGTGAAGTCCGCCGTGGCGAAACTAGCACCCCCCGCGTGCCACCGGGTCCCGGAGGCGTTGTTTGCCATGAGGATGCCTTCACCGATACCATTCGGTGCTGCATTGACAACAACGGTGCGGGCACTAGTGTTGTCAAAGGGGGCGTCATTGACCCCGAACTGGGTGACGTTCATGCTTCCAGTCGTCTGGAAATCCGCGATAACAACGGCGTCGTTGGTTTGTACTGGAGCTACCATATTCCCCTCCTATTATTTACTCGTCGGTTGTGCGGATAGCTGTAGCGGAACCTCCACTCGACCCGAGCGTACCCGTGGTCTCAAAAGTGCGGATAGGAGTGACCCCACCATCCCTCACCCGAATAAACAGGGTTCTATCTGCATCATAAACCGTAGTGAATGCCTCGGACGCCCCAGTTGCTAGTAGGTCGATATAGCCTAGGAACACATTAGCAGTCGCCGTTGCGGCGTTGATACCGGTAAAGTCCGTCGAGGCAATCGTGAAAGTATTGCCACCTGCGTAAGAGATGTAAGGAACTCGACGGTAACGACCGTCATCCAGTTCAATGCGAAGTGTTCCAGTGTTGGGGGTGTCGGCTGGAATACTCGCTGCACCAACCACAACAGAGGTCTCCGTGGCCCCATTCAAAGTTGTGTTCAACGCCATCTGAGTGAAGTCGATAGCACTCGCATTGTCATTGGTGACCAGAACACGGTCCTCACCCGACTCCAAACCAAAGACCGTAAAGGTCACGTTATTTGGCGGGGTAATCTGGTTATTACCAAGATCGAACACAGTGTCAGTTGCACTTAGGTCCGCAGCTTCAACACCAACACCATAAGCACCGATCAAAGCAGAGCCCGTAGACTGGCCAATAAAGGGTGTGGAGATCGCCCGAGAGATAACAGTCACATTGACAAGTGCTGTTGCCGTGGAGGCCCCAGTGATAAGTTCGTTGTCAACCGGTGCGACACCCGTTAGGAGTTGAATCCACATCTCTGTTCCGGCAGTTGTGCTGTTGATAGCTAGCATCTGTCCCGTGCCACCGGGCCATGATACCGCCTCGAATGCTGCGAAGGTGCCGGTGGGTGTGTCGATTGTGATTGCATGGGTGATACCACGGAAGAGTTCCCCGCTGAGCCCATATAGAGTTTCAGCAGAACCATCTCGGGAGTTATACTTCATCCGTTCATAGAAGTCGTTAATTGAACGGGTGGGTTGGTTTGTGTTCCACTCGGAGTAGTAGAATTCGTCGGCACCATTGTTATCAACATCAATGGCCCGATAGCCCTCAACATTTGTGATTCCGGTGTAACCGGCGACCGTGCCGGATGCAGTGCTATTATTCAGGTCATTCGTGTCGACGAGGGCCAACACGTTGTTACCACGGGAAGTACCATTGATACTAAACTCTGAATAGGTGTTCCCATAAGTCCGGCTTGTACCAATCAGCCTACGTCCGTCAATATCGGCACCCGAGGTGTGGGTCAGTACCATAAATCTGTGACTGATTCCCGCATTCGCATCCGGATTCAACCCTCCACCAGCGAAGTTCCACCAGTCGTCTACGATAACCGCACCATTCTGGATGAGTTGGATTTGAACAGAGGCGTTACCAAAGTTCACAATGCCGTCGTAAAACTCAGCAGTACCACCGGCCCCCTGAATAATGGACCCGTCGTACAGATGCTCGGCCGCATTTGCGTCGATGTTATACGCACCCAACAACGTGATAATGTTGTCGGTCGACCGGTCAGAGGAGGTGTTATCTGTGATATCGTGTTCGTCGTCCCCGGCACTTACTTCCTGGTCGGCAAAGTCTTGCAGCCAACGATGGAATTCAATCACCGTTGCATATGAGGGGGTCGCCGCACCGTGGTCGTCCCCAATATACCGGATATCCCCGGTGGCCCGTGTGATGGTCCAGTCTAAATCTACCATTGGCATGGCTGTATCTCCTAGATATTTGTGATCGTGATACTAGACAGGCTTGAACCCGTATAGTTGAAAGTCGATACTCTACCTGAGGCTGTGTCCGATATGGTACTCAGCCGCCCGCCAGCATAGGTAAAGGTTTTGACCCCGATAGGGCCGGTAATTGTGTCCAGTCTTCCGTCGGGAAGATAGGTGAAGGTTAAGTCGCTTGGATTCGGCTCTACAAAATCCCCGTCTTGTCGGACTTGCAGTTGCCCAGCTTCAACATTTAATGATCGTATTCGTGCCATGTTAAAGCAATATCGATTGTGAAATTTCTATGTCAAGTACACTCGTAGTTGTCGCAGTACCTACTCTTAGCACTAGCTCCCCAACTTGAGAAGGTGGCGTCACCGTTAATAGTCCAGGTGTGGTGGACAGATAATAAGTTGCCCCAGGTATTAGGGAAGCTGATCCGGTAGCGTCCGTCCAATCGGGCAAATTAAGCTGCCCGTCCGCAATGTAAAATCCTGTGCCAGAGGCCATCGCATCCTGGATAGCTAGGCCAACAGTTCCATTGGTGGTGGCCGGTGAACTTGCATCCGACAGGTCCACCCTGCCGTCGCCACTCACATATACGGGCATCCCTGCTAGAGTCGCACTGTCAAATATGGCGGGAATCTGAATGTTCTCACCACTCGGCAACTCGAATCTCCCACCCGACACTGTTATCGACTCGACAAATGATAATGGGCCTGTTAATTCTGTGAATTGGTGTCGTACTGTTGTAGTAAAATCCGATAACGCCATGGGCGTTGTCACAGATTCTACAAAGTATTCACTCTGCACCAAAGACACATCATCGAATGAACTTCGGGTCCACTCGCTTCCTTCTCTTGTGGCTTCATCTTCCAGCCCTAAAAAGTTATGGGCACGGAGATGTAGTGGGTCGCCAGAGCCACCTTCACTACATCCGAATATACCGGTGCCTATAACTATACATCCCATTATTTGAACGCAATCACATTAAGGATTGCCCCTGGGGCGGATTGGATTAGATGAATGCGGGCAATCTCGCCATAAGGCACACTCAATGTGTGCGTCTGGCCCGCCAGCAACAGAACACCTACGGACCCAGTAGGGTCAACGCCGTCCGGTCGATACCGGATGTCCTGATTTTCTGCTTGAATTGTTACAACAGAACCCACGCCGGGGCACTGTATTGCGGTAGCTAGGTTAGTTACTTGGTGATAGCCAGTAACGGTACGACCAATTTCTACGGTTTGAATTTTCCCCATTATGGCTCCTTGTAATAAAGACCCGCCCCCTCGAAAGAGGGCGGGGTTGAGTTTTAGCTATACAAGACAACGGCGAGACGTTGATCTAGAACGGCAACGCCGCACAGAAGATCGAAAGTCACACGCATACCTTGAACGACCGAATCATACTGCATCGTAACACGCATCGACAAATCGCCGAAGCTGGCCACAAAGCTACGAGCCCCGGTATCAGCCGGAACCATAGCTAGAGGTCGAGTTACTAGTGCCAACGCGTCCTTATGGAACGCGATATTGGCACCACCAGCAGGACCCGTGTGGACGTTATCATTGTCTGCCACAGCGGCATCCAAAGGTCGGTCCAAAAGAGCAACTGAGGTACCAGCAATGTCATTGTCAACGGCGATAACCGTATAACTATGACGTGCGACACCCACACCGAAGCTGATCCACTGACCGAGTTGCAACTCTCGACCTGCGGTTTGACCATCGATAACTACGTCTGCGGAGTGACCCATTGGGTACGCAGCAGCCGCAGCGGCGGTTGCGTAAGCAGTCACAACAGCACCAGCAGCAATCGCGTGCTCAGTACCGCCCAGGATAGTTACGGCAGTGGTATTGCCTGCACCAGTGGTGGAAGCCGATACTTCGTATGCTTCTCCGTCGCCTTCAAAGACAACGTAGTCGCCTACGACCACTTCGTACCCGGTGATAGCAACCGTAATACTAGCCGTAGTCCCTGCGGGAATAGCGGCAGTATTGGTACCAGCGGTGGAGTCCGTAGCGGTTGGATCAACGTAACTTACGTTCTGATCCATAAAGGTATCCATACCGTAGACCGTACCCAGGCTTGCGGTTCGTAGGGCAGTGCCCTCATCACCACGCTGGTCCGAAGCTACAAACAGGTTTGCACCTAGTGCAGCCCGTTGAGCACGGGGGCCCAAGACTAGATATCGGCCCATTTTAGGAGCACGCTGAATATCCAACGCGGTGTTGGCATCCAGGACAAAGTCTTCGGCATTGGTCTTATCCATCTCGGTCAAACGACCTTCGGTATTACCGATGAGACGAACGGCTTGACCTGCTAGAACTTGATCGACCTTTTCGGCCAATTCACGAGCAGCGGGCTCTAGGTAACGGGTTACGAGATCGGGCAATGCACGACTCATTTCACCGTCACGGATTACAAAGGTTACGTGAATATGCTGATTCAAGGGAACCGGAATATTCGGGCTAATTGCGTCCTGCTCGGTTACGTTGTCCAGGTCCGTCTTACGTCGACCAGTAAAGTCGGCGGGTCGGCTGGTATTTACAACGTCACCGTAGTCGGCAACCATACTCGAAAAATCTCGGTTCACTAGAGAACCCATGACCATGTTGGACATGAGCGTGCGAAGCGCCTCTCGTGCCCAAATCTCAGGAATCAACGCATCATTGTTATTCACCCAAGGCGTTAGCTCTGGGGAACCATAAAAATGATCCATAGTTTTCTCCATATTAAAGGATTGGTTAGTAAACTTGTTTACCCACTTTAAGGCATGTGGTCGGCCTTACCTGAGACGTATTATCATTCGGCACGAAAGTATAATACTCACCAGTACTTATCGAACTAGACCCAGAGAGGCTCGCCCTTCGGGGGTGGAAGCCATCTTCATATACTCTGCGTCTGTCATTTTTGTTACATCTATTTTCCCGTTGGTGGCTTTATTTTCTCCAGCGGCGCTGCCCTCTCCGATCCCACGGGATACATTGCTCTTAAACATATTCCCGTAGTTCTCTGTGTCTTCTTTCATTAGCTTGACGACCTCTGCGGCGTTCATGCGAACCACACTTACAGACCCGTCTTCCGCTTTTACGCTCCAGTCGATCCGTGGCACCAGATTGCCCGTTGGGTCACCGTCGCTGTTAAGCTCTTCCACTATCTTGGCTTTAGGGCCCAGGAGCGAAACGAACTGCTCCCCAGAGAACCCCTCGTCGGACATTGCGGCGTCCACGATGGCTCGCTGGATGGTGCTCTGCTCAAACAGGTCTTGGTACCGGTCTGCCTTCTCCGTGGCCTGACCAAGTTCGACCTTGTGCTTATCACTGGCCTGCTTTTTGTCGTATTCTAGCTGTTGTTCCTTTGTACGCATTTCGGACTGGATGTTTTCCAGCTTAGCTTCAAAGTCGTCACGCTGTTCCGAAGACAAGTTAGATTGTTTTAGGAGGCTTTGATATGAATTTTCTGCCTGCTCCAATTTGGCATTAGCAGCCTTAGTTCGTTTCTGAACAATGCGATCGATGTCACCCTGGGTGAAAGTCTTTTCACCGGATGGTTCGGGGGTTTGCTCCGGAGTTTGCTCCGGAGTTTGCTCCGGAGTTACATCGGGGTCGTTTTCCCAAGCTGTCAAGTCCCACTCATAAAAATTCATATCTCGTCCTCACTCTTTCAGTGATCCCCAGGGGAAGAAGCGGTCCCCAGGTAGCCGCGTTATACTCGTTTTACATAGAAGCTGTTCTTCCTACGGAAGAAAGGCCGCAGAAGGTTAAAGGCTTCGGGGCTTGGAATCAAATGACTCACATGCTCCATGATTTCTGATCGGTCAAAGTTTGTGCGAACTCCGCCGTATGATACGGATGTGTTCGCTAGCCCCTCTAAGTCCATATCGGGGTTGCGTCCCGAAAGTAGTGCCTGGGCAATTAGGTAGCAGGCGTGCTCAATTTCCGAAGGCACAACACTAGAATCTCCTCTTGGGAACTCTAAGGGTTGGGCTATTTCCGCCGCCTGCCGTTGCTCTTGTGTTGGGTCGACTATCATCGATACGCTATACTTGTCACCGATATACGCGAACTGGTCAATCAGCATCGTCGCATGGGAGATGGCTTTCTGACGGTCGTCAATATTGGCGTTGTCCCAATCGAAGGTAAATAGGCGGTTGGCGAAGAACAGATCGGCGGAAGTGATGTTGCCGTAAGCTATCATTACATGTCCCCCATATGTTGGGAAGGTTTCTTATCCCCGTCGTGGTGTTCCGATTGTTCTTTCTTGCCGCTTTCGGGGTCCATGTCCATATCGGGCACACCCCTGGAAGCCGGGTTGACTGGTGCTTCTCCTGGAGAAGTCTGGGCAATCAGAGTAAGAGCATTCCTAATCGCTCGATCTTCTCTGGCCTTATCAATTTCCCCATCCGGGTATCCCAATGCTTGACTGGCTAATTCGTCACTTACCAGACCAGCCGCATGGGCTGCCAGGACATCGGTAACATCCGTGGTAGTAAACCCTGCTGCCTGGATTTCCTTGGCCGCCGAATCTATTTCTTCCGAGGTCTCACGACCGCTTAGTAGCACAGTGGCCACGAGGGTTTGTAAGTGTTTCTTCATCTTTCGACTAGGAATCCGATCGGCCAGATCGAGAATCTTATCACTCTCATCCAGACGTTCCATGTCACTTTTAAGAATATACCTGTTTGGGTAAGATATAGAGGCGGGCTTGGGGTTCGACGGGTTCTCATAAGAGGCCCATGTAGACGCGACAAGCCGTTCAACTTGTTGCATTACTAGCCCGATGAACGACAGCCCTGCTTCCAGACCTTGGGAAGATAGCTTTTTCGACTCCGCAGACTCCGTACGGGAACCTGCTTTATTCGTGACCGCAAGATTAACCAGCTTACGAATATCGTCCTCTAGCTTCTCCTGCAACTGCATTGAGGCGATAAGAGGGGCGGTTGGAGGGGCGATAAAGTCCGGGCGGTCCATGTCTTTGTCATAATAACGCCCCTTACCACTCCCCACTCTTTCTTCTCTGCCTTGCCCAGGCTGGGCTCCTGGCTCGGCACTCGTGTGGCTAGGCCGCTTTAAGTGAGACCCAGCAGTTCTTAGGTCTTGTTGGATTGTTAGGAAAGGAGCATTCGAGGTGATGGCCCACATTACATCCGCGGACGCCGTATTGAGAAGAGCGTTCTGGTACGTCCAGATGTCCTTCATTAAGGAGTCTCCAATATTGGGCATGATGAATGGGACTTCTTCAATGTCCAGCATGATCGACCCGTCTTCACGGGAGCCCGGCATAAAGATCGTCTCTTTATTCTCATTCATCATTCGCACATGAACTTTTCCTGTGGTGTCGTCCTTCCACACTAATCGGTATCGCGTGGCACGGGCGGAAGGTAGTTCCACACCTAGCGAGACATCGAATTCTAAAGAGTGGTCCCGCAATAGCACGGCCTTGAACTGTCCTGGGTTCTCTTCGGACTCCAGGGTCCAAGAAAGTATGTCCTCGATCTGATAAACGTAGAGGTAAGGAGCCCGTGCGGTTTCCGCTAAACTTGTCGGTACTACCGAGGGAGCATCCACGTAGATTCCCACACGACCCATTAGAAGCAGTTCGGTCAGAACTTGCAGGCCAATGAAGGAGTTCATTGAAGAGCCCTTTCGGTCGACCCCGCCGTTCTCTCCCCTCATAGCGGCTTGGTAAGAACTGGAACCCCCAATGCGAGAAATATCACTAAGCCTCTGGAAGATACTGTTTCGGATATCCAGGATAGCTGCTTTGGCGAATGTAGGAATAGGCGTACAGTGTCTACGGATACGAAACTGCTCGTCGGTCTCCCGGTCGGACCACTTGTTTAAGTAGCGATCCCGGTACTCGACTCCGCCTTCAAACGTAAGACGCCAGTCATACCACTCGTTGCTATCAAACAACGAATCGGGATGCCGCAGATCATTATTGAGCCTAAAGCTATTCTCAGCCATTGATTACTCTTTGCAGGAGGTACAAATATCCGCCAGCCCATTACCCATCTCAGCTAGGGGCTTTCTGGTGGCACAAGCTGAGCATGTCTTGTTAATATTTACCCGGTCCACCTTACGCAACTCACGAATCAGTGCTACCGGATACTTAGGGGCCTTGCACTCTTCGGGTAGGTTGCCTAGAGGGTCTTTTTCGAACTCTTCGGAGCCACACTTTTGCTCCTTGATCTTTCGCTGCATCTCTTCAATTTCTTTCTGCGTCAGATTATTTAGTTTATTCGGGTCGGCGAAGAGTTCTTGGAGTTCGTCCTGGCACTTTAGTTTTTTGGTATCACACTCTTTGGTATCACACTCTTTGGTGCTCTCAATATCCGCTCGGAGTGCATCGTCGGCCTCTTTTTCTTCTTGCCGGAACAAGGCTTCGGTCTCGTTCTTGTGTTTAATCTCTTCGTCTGTTGGGGTGTGCTTAGCCATGATTTCTCCTTAGAATGTATAGAAACTTTCGCCGACTTTGATTGCGTTGCCGGTTTGCCTGTGATAAGCCCGATGAAGTGCTATTTCACAAAAGGTTAGGGCGTGGGCCCCGTGATCATCTTTGTTGTTTTGGTAAACGGCTCGTGGCCTGCCGTCAGAGTCATTGATCTCATAGGTTCTAACGGGGGACTGCAAATGCTCTTTGAACACTGAGGAAACGTCCGAAGGGAATTCAATTCTTTCTTTTGTGATCCGTCCCAGGGCCATGTCCATGAAAGTAGTTCTGTCTACTGTTAGAGTCGGGGTCCCGTTCTCGTCCTCTACGGATTTGATTTGGTGACCTATAGTCCCTTGACGGTATTGTACCAGGGATACAAACCCGTGATACCTTCTAGCAAACTGTTTGGCAAGTTCTGTTTCTGGGGAACTATCAATACAGGCGTGCTGAACCTGCCAGCCCTGCATTAGCAGGTCGAGACCATTCCAATCATTCCCCGCCATTCGCCCTTCCCACAACACTCTCTCCACACTATTAAGAGAGGGCTCGTTTCTTGGGTCAGCGTCGAACAAGAATTCTGAGATCACGATATCCAGGAATGCCCCGGTATCGATGCCCATACAGATAAGTCGGTTGCCCGTTGTAGGCTTCTTGTCTTCCTTCGAGTGCCCCCGGACACATCGTGCGATGAGGTCCGGGGTCAACCTAGCTCCGTCCATTACATAGGGTAGGCCGAGTGCTTGGTTGTAAAACTCTATCCTTGATACTTCCGAAATCTCGCCCTTAAAGTGTTCCCGCACTAATTTGGGGGCGTTCATCCCTGGAGAATACAGTTGATTGATGTGAAAACTCCGATGGCCTGACACATTAAGGGTAGCTTCCCAATATGACTTTTTCAACCACTCGGCTTTTTCTTCATGCGGAAGGGTAACCCCACATTCCGTGCAAACAAAATGACTCTTTTCACAGTCGTCATCTTGGTGATGGTCGCCGCAAATGACGACCGACTCCGGCCACAGTAACTCGATCTTCTTACCGCAACTCGGGCACGGAAAGCGAAATTGTTCTTGCGTTCCTTGTCGGTAAATCTCATCTATCCCAAACTCAGGGAGCGTGGGGGTTGAGAGACTCATTAAGTAGAATTGTTCTCGGGCAGAAAACCGCTTGAATACCAACGCCATTGTACTTATATCGCAGCGATCGTACTCATCTATGACAGCGTGACCAAGAGGAATACTTACTAGACCTGCTTGGCTTTTCGACCCACGGATATACATGGATGTTCCAGAGTCAGTTTGCCTAAATCCTACATTAGCATCCTTCCAGATATCGGAAAGCTCTGGGCTAAGTTGGATAATCGGTTCGAGACGACCCTTGGAGAAGTCACCTACTAATGATGCAGTCGGCAAAACATACAACAAGTCTTCTTTTTTCTCACATACTAGATGTAGACTCTTGACCATCGCGGCCACACTGAGTCCCATCTGCGACCCCTTTCGGATCGTAACTAGGCCTTCGTCTATGTTCAACAACTCCCTCAGCCAAGGGAACCGGTCGAAACCCATGTAACCCTCGTAGGGCTTAGGCAACCAGATGCGGTGTTGGCACCAACGAGCACATTTGTCTAAGGTGCGGTCGACTAGAGCTTTAGCTATTCGATCTTGAAAGAAGTCTAGCATAAGCTGGCCTTTGAGTATTGGGACGCCCTCGTCGGATCGTTTACGCCCTAGTTTGTAGCTGGGCTCCCTTAAACCTGTCCTTTATACCCGTACTATGTAGAGGGGAAACAGGTGTGTTACTTATCTTCCAGAGGCTTCGTGGTAAGCAGACGGAGCACAATGTTCACGCCGGCCAGGATGGAGCCCATGACAGCCGCCACTTCGGGGTTGTCCGTGATCACGTCGCTACCCGTCCACAGGGTTAGGGTGCCAGCAATCAGCACAGCGTAGTTGACGATTAGGGTCCGACTCCGTAGAGCCTTGGTAATCAATAGAGCAATTTTAGCCATCGGTCTCTCCTAGGATTGGTATTGGGTGTCGAGTATTACAAGTACACTCAACAGTAATTTTAGAATTTGTGGCCAATTTTCAATGATCCACTCTTTGATCTTCGTCCAATTGATCTGACCCAGTGCCCCGTCTTGTGTCTCTAGCTGATCCAGTGTGCGGTTAAGGGCTTCTTTGTTATTGCAGGCATAAACGACCTCGTCATGCACGTCAATATCAATTTCGCCATCCAGCAATTGAGAACGCGTGGCCTCCAGAAGACCCTTCCGTAGACGCGATCGGTTACGCCATCGTTTGAATCGTTTAATCATTCTCGTCTCCTACAATGGACATACCCAGGTGAATTAAAAGGATGGCCACGTTGGATACTGCTACAATGGCAGGCACCCTTAGCCAAAATGAATCGAACCCCGTGAAGGACGTTAAAACGGCTGCTACCCAAATGCTTGTGCAGAACACACAATTGAGCACCCCTGCCGGATTAAATCTCTTTCTTAGGAAGTGACCTATCTCTGCTGTGCTGATGCACACTGTTAAGGTGGCTGTTGCCATCGCCAGATAGAGGTCGAGTATCATGTATTATTTGGTTCTACTGTGGTCGACGATCATATTCGCCATACAAACTTCGGCGGTACACCCTCTTACTGCCTGTCTTGTTCCCGGTCGTTGGGGGTAAACCCCTGAGGATACCCACTCACTAGGGTGGAGATTTTGCAAAGTGAAGTCCTCGACGTTTGACATACACCAATGAAGGAATTCGTATGCCAGTTCCTTGTCGTTCCTGTAGTCTTCTTCCAACCCCAACACTCGCAGTGCTCTACATAGGGCGTTACGGTTGCGGATCATCTTATCGACGAACTCCTCGAAATTCTCACGTCCTTTAGCGTCGAAATTGGGGAACTCTAGTTTCATCGTCTTAGCTCCGAAGTGGGGACCCAGTCTCCACGGTAAACCATTGGTGTAAAGTCACGTCCCTTGAGTTGCAAGAACACTCCGGGATACCAGAACGTCCTAACGGCCCTGCGTTGGAACAACCCTGCTTCACAGCTTGGGGCGATCATTGTTACGAGAAGGGAAAACACGAAAAGTCTTAGTATTCTTTTCATTCTTCTTCAACCTTTTCTTAATGTAGGATTCGGTTTTGAAACCAACGGCCTTCAAAATGATCTTCCCTTTATCGTTCTCAAACAAAAGGGTGGGCAACTTATCAATCGGGACTTTTTTACTCTTGTGTCGTTTGGCATACTTCTTTGGGGTTACTATGGTTACGTCGTAACCTTGCTCTTGTAGCTTCTCCAGGATGGGGTGCAGCTTTTTGCACGGAGCACACCAAGTGGCATTACTCACGACCAAAAGCGTAGACGCCTTCTCTTCTTTTTGTTCTTGCTCGGACGCGAAGAACGTGCTAAAAATCTGCCGATAATCAGGCCGAACTTCTTGCACTTCTCCCTGAAAGAAAGCTGGCTGCGAGAAGTGAACCATAATCGTAAGAGCAAACGAAACAAAACAACCCCCAAGAGCTAAATGCGATTTCTTCATTTTCCACTCCACAGTTTATAATTGGGGTAGCCAATAAACCCGTGGAGGGCATAAGAGTCACCCTGTGACACTATATCTTCGATGTTCTCTACACTGACCCAGAACGAGCCTTCGGGCTCCGATCCGAATCTTGTGGGCCCGTTGATCCACCGTGGTCCCCAGGAGTTCAAAACTAGGCACCCCTTGCGTCCTTCATCGCATACGGCTATAATGACCATAGCGTGATTCCATTTACTCTGACGGAATCCAAAGAAACTGGACGGCCTGTTTAAGAATCCGTCGGGGTCCCGCATGGCACCCGATCGTTCTCCGAATCCAATACTGGAACCTATAATGACTGGACATCCGTTAAAGACCGCGTCTCGCACGTCCTCGTAGGTTTCAACCTTTATGTATTCAATGACAGGATGGAGGATACCTATCTTTTCAAAGCCCTCCGGTGGGCCCCTCACCCCATACTTCAAACACCTTTTGGCACTCTCCTGCGAAAGGTCAACACCCAGAGACGGGTAGTTCCTATTCGGTACCGTGCCATACTTCTGAATTGCTGCTGCTGCCCATCGGCAGTGGCTCCCACCCCCAAACTTGGAGATGTTGATTTCACCTATCTGAATTCGACTCCACCCGTATATCACAGCCGCACTGGCACCCCCAGGAGGGGCTCTCTCACGCTTACCAGTGGCAATCTGGGTAGCGGCTAGGAAGTCCACAGCGGCGGCTGTAGCCTGCCCTACACAGCTTGGTGCGGCACCCTGGTTCCTGGCGTTGTAGGCGTAACCGTGAACCGTCTCATAGTCTTTGTAAAGGAGGCGGGTTTTATTGGCACCGTCTTGTTTCCATACATTCGGAATTGCCAGCAGTTCGTGCGGGTCCTCTATGCTTCTCCAGGAAGGGGCGTACCATCCGTAGTCACGTACTCTTGCGTTCTTCGGGGTTTCCGAAGTCGAATAAATGAGTGCAGCCAGCATAGTGGCGATAGCGAAGGCTTTCCACATTAGTTGGACCTCATCATAACGGCTTTAGAGAAGTTCAATCCTTTAGGTTGGGCGGCGTAGGACTTTAGGCCGTAAGCGACCGACTTCCAGAGAAGGGAGTGTGCTTCTTGAGTAGAAAGGTTCCCGGCGTCGGCCTCGTCCGTCATAAGCTGCTGCAACTTTTGGAGAAAAGGAGCGTACGGAGTGAGGTTCATTGTGCCTAAGAGGTTGGAGGTGCGTGCAATCACGCCTTCGGGCGTAACAATCTCGCCGTTGTCAATTTCGGCTGCAACCAAATCTAATTGAGTTGCTATATCCTTGGCTAAGCGAGGTGGCAAAGAATCCATCTCTGCCCAAAGTGTTACGGCCCGAGACGAATCGTTATCGTAGTTCTTAATTACGATTGACACTTCCGGTTCTGGTTTGGGTGTAGGGGCGATCGTCGGTGTGGGTGCAGGTGTGTTGGTGTAGACTTCAATCCGTCGGGTTTCGACATTCACTGTGATCTCGGGAGTGATTACTGCTGCTATTACAGTGTAAACTCCAGGTGTGCGAAAAGAAATCACCATCCGTTGACTGTTCTCTCCGAAGACTTGAAAGTCGGCAACCTCTGGCAGTACGGTCCACTCAACATCTTCACCAGATACCTCTAACCGAACTAGCTCTCCGACTTCGGCACGCTCTTGACCCAGGATGGTCGTTGTCTGTGTGTAAATGGCTTCATCCCCAGAGTCATAAAGAGCAACTCCTACTGGCATAGAAAGCAAACCAACTACAGTTAGGCTCTTCACCAGATCAGATATCCATTTTTTCATTCGTGGCTCCAGTTAGGCAAGAGAGTTAAGTAATTGGTCGGCTGCTTTGAGGTGGGCCTTAGCCCACAGCACGGGATTTCTGAATTCGTGTGGTTTCACCCGAATATAAATCCGTGGTCGGAATTCCGCACCACATTTAGGGCAGGAAGAGATGTCCCCCACCATGGGAATGTCACCGGCACAGTCAGGGCACTCAATCATGTTAGGCATTCTGGGCCTCAACAATCGTAGAAGCGATCCGCTCCGCCACTTTGTCAATAATTGTGTCCCGGTCGTGAATATCGTTCAGTTCGTCAATGAGAATAGTGACAATAGCGTCACCTAGACGGGAAATAGAGTCCTTGTCGAGAACCTCACTGTTACTTTTCCTCATTTTGGCCAAATTTTCCACAAGTTTGTTGACTTGTGCGACCATTGGGGTCACAACGCTGAAAGCGGCCTCCTTCTCGGCCTTGGACTGGGCCAATTCGAGCCGTTCTTCGATTAAAGAACGCAACAGTATGACTTCGTCGACCACTGTAGCTAGAACCCCACCCTCTGCATGTCTTGTCATGCGTTCTCTAAGGGAAGAATCCTGAATACGGTAACGTGTCATCCGGTCTTTCTCGTTAGAATGTTTGGAACAGTAATCACTGTTATCCACCTTGGGAAGAGTACACTGCCCGCGTCTGCCTAGATGAATGCACCTCATAGTACTCCTCGCTACTTACAATATACCGCCACACTTCCGGAATAATAGGAAAAATCCTCAGAAAAGGGAAAATAAACCCCACACCCGAGAGGTTACATCCCACCCGACCCCACCGAGGCCGTTAGGGGGCCCCTGAGAGCCTGTCAGAGACGACCTGGAGAAAGGTTATGAGTCTGTGAGGCCCTGACGTGCCTTCTAAGGCTCTCGGAGGTGAGACCCTATCAGAACTGCTATTTACTATCCGAGGCCCACACGGCGTGCCTGAGAGCTTGTCAGGGATATTCCTCCAGAGAAGAGAAAGGCAACTGCCAGCCAAGGAGAATATTACTCTGCCCAAGAATGGGTGGGTGGTGGCCAAGGAATTACCATGGGGAGGGGAGTTTGTTTTCACATTGACAGTATATGTTTATTTTACTCTCTTTTTTACTTTTTCTACACTCTGAACTACTATTTACATCTCCCCTCCCCACAGTAGTAGGAAAAAAGTCCCTATAGTCTATTATAGTAGTATATTCTTACAAGATGCAGCGTTTTAGAACTCCCCTCAACCTCCCCAATTCGTTATAAACGTAGGCTCAAACCATGGGGAGTTCTCCTGAGAACTCCCCATACCACGCTACCAAAGTGTAGTCAAATTGACTACACCCTCTCTGAAAGTGTATCGTTTCGATACACAGTGAACATTCGTCCACTACTACCCATGGGGAGTTCTCCCTCCAAACTCCCCAACGCCCGCCCTATAAAACAAGGGGTCAAAAACGGGCATGGGGAGTTCTCCCTCCAAACTCCCCATGGTTTGAGACTATGTTTATAACAGATCACACCCCTCTCCAGAGGGGGAGAACCCCGTCCCTGGCAGTGTTGAACCCCTCCCTGATGGCAAGACTTGCCGACCCGGATGGTAGGATTCATCGTGGCAACCCTTGCCACCCCGTCAGTCCCCAACAGTTTTGGAGAATAATTTACAGCACGTTCTGGCAGGATAGGGCGGTACAGTAGGTAGTATAAACCCTACCACATCACCACGCAACCTCACCCCACCCTTCGATTCTATCCACCCAACCGTCGCAACTACTACCAAGCTAACTAGTTACCACATTCATACAACCGTTGGGATTCCTTCAACTCGGTTCTCTGGTGTGTAGGGGTAAGGGGTGATGTGGTGACTGTGGTAACTAGGTAGCGTGGTATGGGCAGTAGAGGTAGCACCAATAGGGAG